TTCGGCTCTCTCGGCCCAGGATTCGGTTCCACACCCTCTTGGGTCAAATCACGATACCATCCCGCTTCATTCCTCACGAAGACGACACGATACGAACCTGGCCCTGAGGAAATGTAAATCACATCCCCCGGCTTATCGAGGGCACAGATAGAATAGATGGACCTCTCCCATCCATCAGAATCGCGAGAGAAAAACCTTATCGGGCCCCCAGTGGGCAAGTAACCCAACACAGCATTATCAGCCCAATCGTGAACCAGGAAATAGAACAATGGTTTCCCACTTTCAAGATCGGGTTCTGATTTGTATGGGGGCCGCGCGTCCGAAAAACCCAGTGTGACACGACACTCTGGGTGGGCCTCTTCCGGGCGACTTATCATCTCATCAACCCAACGCAGCAGCGCTGAGCATTCAGGTGTCCCTTCTACAGCCGGTCCCCGCTGACTAAAATCTGGCGGGATCGTAATCGGAAAACTATACTGCGGCTGTGTGGGCGCTGGAGTGAAAGCATAAAGGGCGCGTAACAGGTTGGATTTGAACCGAGCAAAGGTAGCAGCCGTCACAACACGTCTATCACCGGAATAAAACATGTAACCGATGAAACCGCAGATCTGACGAGTGCAAGCCAACGTAGCAGCTTCAATTGTCCTACCTATTCCCACACCCTGAGCAACCATCATTGTGTCCTCCCCCGTCATATTGGTTAAAGCACTCACTCGCAGGTGAAGCATCCAAATTTTACCCGACTGGAAGGTACCACAATCCGTCAATGTCTTTTCCAAACGCCAACCAGCGGAAGTGACAAGATTAGTCAATAAAACACGAGGATCCATTGGCTTAACTTATCATAACATTGACGTCCCGGGATTCTACGTACCCGGGCTCTCGGCTCCGACGCCAACTTGGATCTAGGCCCGTTGGCGGCCTCTGACACCCAATGGTTTAATCACGGTTCTGGCTAACGCCACCCGGCGAACTATACATCGGCCGGGGGTCACGTGCACATCACACGTCTGGCTGACCATTTATCGCGAGCCCATACATCGCAAGTCAACCGTACGGCGCGGACGTAGCCCGCTACCCCACCCGATTTCACATTAGATCGGGCGACACCAGAACCACCACCTCCCCAGCGCAGAGCACTGGGGCTATAGCACGCGGGCACCTACCTCACCCGCCAACCTCCACATCAACGTCTCTTGGACCGCGCCCTGGCAATATCTCTCCCGTAGCAAAGGGAGTTCAATA